CAATCACCGGAAGAATATATTAAAAACTTAGTAGAAGTGTTTAGGGAGGTTCGCAATGTGCTCACAGATGATGGAACTCTTTGGCTTAATGTTGGAGATTCTTATTATAATTACAGGCCAGGTAGAGGACAGCGACTTTCTAAACAAACAGTCTCAAATACAAAACAAGATTTACCAGATGTGTGTCCTCGTAGAGGAAATAGACTCCGAGGACTCAAAGAAAAAGACCTTATAGGTATACCATGGATGCTTGCGTTTGCATTGAGAGCAGATGGATGGTATCTAAGGCAGGATATTATATGGCATAAACCTAATCCAATGCCAGAGAGTGTAAGAGATAGATGCACTAAGTCACATGAGTATGTGTTCTTATTAAGTAAGAATCAAAATTATTACTTTGATGTTAATGCTATTAAAGAACCAACAAGAAGAAAGAGAAGTGTATGGAATATTCAAAATAAACCATACAGAGATGCACACTTCGCAGTGTATCCACCTGAGTTGGTTGAACCATGTATCAAGGCAGGTAGTGAGGAAGGTGATATTATTTTAGATCCATTTATAGGTTCAGGTACTACTGCAACTGTAGCAAAAACATTAGGAAGAGATTATATTGGTTGTGAATTGCATGAGGATTATGGCAAATTGATACAGAAAAGATTGAATGAAAGAATAGTTAGGGTTACGCAAGAATAATAAATAAAAATGCACGAGTCTAATGGGAAATGCAATTAGATGAGCAAGTCGAAATGGGACACTTGTTTCTTAAGGAAAGGAAGTGTAGAACCTGTGGACTGCAAAAAAATCTTATAGAGGATTATTATCTTTCACGTAAAGATCCTACTCTTGCTTCTTCTTATGCTTATGAATGTAAAGCATGTACTATAAAAAGAACATGTGAATATAATTTAAAGAATCGTCCTCATAGGAAGTCACAAGAACTTGAAAGGCACTATGGTATAACCTTAAGTCAGTTTAATAAAATGCTTGAGGAGCAACATAATGCCTGTGCTATCTGTGGTGCTCTAGAACCCGGTGGAAAATGGAAGAACTTCCATGTAGACCATGATCCTCAAAGAGACACCATCAGAGGTCTTCTGTGCAGCAGCTGTAATACTGCGATGGGGTTAATGGGTGGTAGTATTAACAATTTTGAACGGGCTGTGCTATACTTAAAAGAAAGCAAAGAAAAAAATGAAAGACACTGAAAATTATGAACAACTTCTAGAAAGGTTTTATAAAAGAACTACTCAATTAGAAGACAGACAAAAAGAATTAGAAGATGCTCATGTTGAGTATGTGAAAATTGATAGGGATCTAGATCGGTTGAAAGGATCTATTCAAGCAATTGAATATTGTGCTTATGGTAAGATGCCTGGTGATGGTAATCATGATAAGTTTAAAGATCATAAACCTACTAGACATGGTAAAGACTTAGATGCATTAGACTAATGACAGATAAACCACAACCAGGATCTTACATAGACACACAAGGAATGGGTGCTCCTTTGTCTCCCGAAGAGGCGGTAAAGTTTAAGAAGGAGAAGCAAGAGTATAAACCTGCAATTAAAACTCCACGCAGGTTATTTACTCCTCAGTATGCGAAGGAGATGAAGATATTGATTAATGAAGTATTAGATGAACGGGAATATAAGAAGAGGTTGGCAGGAGCATATGATGATGTTAAACCATTACCACCATCATACTTTGACACTGAACACTTTAAACATAAAGTAACAGAAGATGAACCACCTTATCAGGATTGGAGTCAATGAGTTGACGATGATAATCTTCAATGATATGATTTAGTCACTCATTCTTTATAGTATGTGCATTTACAATGACTGTAAGATTGTTATTGATCTTAACAAGTTGGTCAAAGCAAGACCATGTGGAATTGATTTAGCAGATGAGCACGTAGATAATATTGCAAACGATTTAAGAAAGAGAATGACTTTTGATTCTTTGTTTGGTCAGGTGGATCGTGCCATCTGGGATTATGCAGAAGAGTGTAACATTGATCTCTCTGATTCAGAAGAGTGTCAGTCATTTGGTTTTCAGATCCCAGCGTATGGAGATACTCAACCTAAACCAGGACGTGAAGCTGAATTAGCTCAAAGAGAGAAAGAGCAGAAGGCAAGAGAGAAATATGTTAAAGAGAACTTTGATATGGTTGAATTGGATGGAGGGTCTTGGAAGATTAAAGTTCCAGTGAGGAAGAAGAAATGAGTGGAGATGGAGGTCCTGTAGAACAACCGATAAAGTTCTATTCAAAAGAACCAACAGACGCAAGAGATATCTTACTACAAACTGGTAAGGTTAAGACTGTTTATGAGATAGAGGGTGAAGCTGAGAAGGTACATATCTATTTTCATGATAAAGTAACTGCTGGTAATGGTAGACTTATAGAGTATCCTGAGGGTAAAGGTAAAACTTGTTGCCTTATATCAGCATTACTCTTTGAACACTTAGAAAAATCTGGAATTAGAACTCATTATATTGATTGTCCTTCTTTAGATAGATTGTTGTGTAAAAAGTTGACAATTGTTCCTGTAGAAGTTATTGTTAGGAACATAGCAGCAGGTTCTATTGTTAAGAATACTAGCATTACTGAGGGGACATTAATTCAACCTCCTATTGTTGAGTATTTTTTAAAGGACGATGCGAAGGATGATCCATTACTTACATATGATCGTGTAAGATTAATGGGTATTGATCCTGCACCTATGAAGGAGCAAGCATTGATGGTTAACTATGAGTTGCAATCATTGTTTACTCTTATGGGTATTGACCTTGTAGATTTTAAATTGGAGTTTGGATACGATGCTCACGGCGATTTATTCTTGGCTGATGAACTATCACCTGACAACATGCGACTCTGGAAAAAAGACACGCATGAACGATTTGATAAAGACTTGTTCCGAAAGGACGAAGGTGACATAGTAAAGGCATACAAATATATACTACAGAACTTACGGCGGTTTGTATGAGTGATCCTGATGATAATCCCTTTTGGGGAGAACCAACTCCCACTGATTTGTGGGATGATATGGACAGACTCAATGGTCTTTATGAAGAACTTTGTTGGGATCATAGTGATTACCTAGAGTTTGCTATAGAAGGTAATCATATTACCATTAGAAACAAATCTAGAGAGGGTAGATGATGATTGAAGATGGTATTACTTTTCGCACTGATGGATACCCTGGAAGTATTGAGGATAGTCAATCTTTAAACTTGTATAGTGGTCCTTCGGTGATTAGGTTTGGTAATAATAAGGGTAAATCTACTTCACAGGACATTGACATTTATTGTGATTTCCTGTCAAAATATGATAACTAACTAAATAAAAATTTTCAACTCCAATGGAAGAAAATCATATGAATTTTACCGTTTATTCTAAAAATGGTTGTCCTTATTGTAGTAAGGTTGTTCAGGTGTTACAGTTAGCGAAACTTAACCATGTAATATATAAACTTGGTGATCACTTTGATAAACCCAGTTTTTATGAACAGTTTGGTCAAGGAACTACTTTCCCACAGGTGGTTTTAAATGGTACTAATCTGGGTGGATGTAGTGATACCGTCAAATACCTTAAAGAGAACAGTTTAGTCTAATGAAAGACGACTTTGAAAATGTTTATGACATGATCGAACATGCTATTGAATATGCTTTTGAGGGGAAGATGCAACTTAAGTTTTATGAGTTTTTAAAGTCTCGTAAGACTACCAAAACAGAAGTTGATTCTTTTCTTCGGAGTTCTACGGCACGAGAATTGGCAGACGAAGTATTAGAACTTAAAGAGTATATTAAAGGAGGACGTGATAGTAATCATCAACAATTACGTGAGGCATATGGACATATTCCTAAACCAAAAGCTAGAAAAATAATGAATTATTTGGGTAGTATTCTTGAGGATGCAGCGAGGTATAGTTATGAAAGAAAACCCGGAAGGAAAAAAAAGGACTCTAAATAATGACAAACCTCTGGAGATTAACAGAGGGGTGGAATTATTATTACGCAATAGGAGGAAGCCAACCAAGCCCAAGACCTTTCAGGTAAAGTTTGGAAAATTAATCTCCCTTTGGAATAGAGAGATTGTTTTTCACTTTAATGTTTACCTGGACATTAGAAAAACATAACACTCTGGAGAAGTATCATGGAAATGACCATAGTAACTTTAACTCTTACAACAGTAGTTTCATTACTTGCATTATTAGTAGGAGGTATGATAGGATGGATGGCAAGACAACATTCTTATGAAACCACACCCCAAGTAGTGTATACTCATCCAGAAATGTTTGATGCAAATGGACAACTTGTTCCCGATGAAATTTTAGCTTTAAGAATTGAAAACAATTATGACAACGACGAAGAAGACGACGACTAGGAAGCCTAGAACTCCTAAAGCACAGGTGAAGTTGCCACCAAATCCTTTTATGCATGAGATTTTGGAGTTGGTGAATGATGCTAGAACGAAACCAAAGAAGGTGGAAATTCTTAAAGAATATGAAACTCCTGCATTAAAGAGTATCTTTATTTGGAACTTTGATCCTAGTGTTGTTTCATTGCTTCCTGAAGGGCAGGTTCCTTATAATGCTAATGAAGTTCCTGTAGGAACAGATCATACTTCATTGCGTAGAGAGTATAAGCAACTCTTTCATTTTGTGAAGGGTGGTAACGATCAACTCTCTTCTCTTCGTAGAGAATCTATGTTTATTCAGACTCTTGAAGGACTTCATCCCAAAGAAGCAGAGATATTGGTTCTCATAAAGGACGGACAACTTAATACCAAGTATAAGATTACTCGTGAAGTTGTGGAGACTGCATATCCAGATATTATTTGGGGTGGTCGTTCATGACTGTTAACGTTGGGGGTAAACATGTTAAGAGAGGAGAGCAAGAGGTGACGGAGAAGAAGAAAGCAGAAGAGAATGGTGATGATAATGTAGATCCCTCTCTTTATTCTTGTGAAATAGTATTAAAAAATACGACTCTTGAAAAAGCAGATGACAAAACTTTACCTACAGATGCTTATCAAGTTTGG